GCCAGCTCATAATTATTTGCCTTTCTTTAAGATCTTATATGCTATGCTTGCAAGCTGCATAGTATCCATGTTTCGCATCTTTGCTTTGTTCTTGTCGTTTACCTGGTCGTAGATCTGAGTAACCGCAGACGCTGTGAACATGTCAACCAGGACGCCATCGATCTCTGTTGCCTGGTGGTTCTCAACAATGCTTCTCATTGCTTCAATGTTTTCCATGATTAACCCTCCACTCTGTCATGCACTGGAACGGCGCCGTAAAACTTACCGTCCAATAAATTTTTACAAGCCTCAGTAAATCGGCTATCGCTTGTTGCAGCGTAGTTGCCGCCCATCATGTGCCAATTATTAGCAACCTCATGAGGCACAATCTTTAAAGTGCCGGGAAGATTACCAGGCATTAACTTTGCAGCAGGGGCATCATCACCTGGCTCCCAAGGGCCCTCCACATTTGTTAAGCACAATCGATTGTGTCGGCTTGTAACTCCGCCGTTTGTGCAATCGACCTCATCATTGCCAAACTCAACATTTTTATAAACACTTACATACATTCCCATAGCTATCCTCCTAATCCTATGATCTTGTCATTGTCATTGATGGGCTCGATCTCGATAAAAAACTCCTCGAAAGTATCGCCCTTGAACTCCGCTTTGGCAGCTAGTGCTGCCTCATGCGTAGTGTACTCGCCCATAACTTGATTGCCGTACATGGCTATTTTTTTAACTATATATTTCATATCTTTCCTTTACTATATTTGACAGATGCTGTCAATACTTAAGCATTCATCATTGCTGTTATGTCTATTACCTCGGGCGCATCCGGCTTTCTCTCGTAAGCCCAGGGCGCATCATTGTAGCCTGGCATCTGTCTTATCATTTCGCCAATAAACTGTTGTATGTGGCCCTCCCTAAGATCAGTACTTTCAAAGCTGGGTTCCATCCAAGCCTTGTGTTCACAAGACTGATAAGCGAAGCCCTGGGCCATCTTGATAAAATCGATTGGCTTTAAGTCAGTGTCCGGCTTGGTTGCTTCCTTGGCACACTGCGCTCGGAACGCGATCAAGCTACAGCCACCACTCATAAACTCCCACTCGCCTGGATACCTGGCCTCAATGCTGGCGTAGTTGGCGTTGGCAAGAGCTACCGCCATCTCCTGGGGGTGAAGCTTGTGGCCGTTGATCCTAATATCGGCTCGGCTCATTGCGTTGGCTAGAACACCAATGTGTTCTGGGTTACATACATATGCACTCATAAATCAAACTCCACTACTTCTTTATTTTCAAACTTGGTTTCGATATTCTCGATTGCCTCATCTTCTGTGTTAGCTTTGACCTTCCACATTTCAGTGTACCCAGTCTCGCAATCCATAACTCTTAAGTAATAGTCGTTCATTAAATAACCTCCACGTGAGTTTTTATCCATTCCTGGGCTTTGACCTCTGCATCGTGGCAAAACTCAGCAACCTCATCCATTGTGTTAAAGAACGCATGAACAAGGCACATACTGTAGCTATCTATGACAACAACCTTTTGCCATTGATCGCCCGTCTTAACGATCTGTGCTTTTAAGCCGTCCTCAAAAACAAGATTATAAACCTCTTCTCTTCTATGCCTGGTTCTTTTAGCAGTGTATTGCATATTAAGTTTCTCCTCGATTAAGTCCTCGATGTCGCACTGCCTACTGCCAGCACCTCGAGCACCTTCCTGGTCAAACAAGTCTTTTTGCATCGACTCTATCCTTTCTTTGTTGAAAATCGTGGGAGCAACGCTCAACCACATTTAGACACTTAATGCATGTGACAGATACTGTCAACCCCTAGAAGCAACTTTTTTTTAATTACAAGATTTATTGCGTAAAAAAGTACATTGAGCTATATGTTGTATACGGACCTCAATCCGTGAATGTTGTTATAGCATTCGCCTAAACTCAACTGCCCCTGCCCGGTTAGGGCTCGCACTGCAAAGGTAGGGGCTTTTTTAAAGGAAGCACTATGGCAAGCCGCACAATTACCATAGAAGTTATGAAAAAGATCTGCGATCGCCTGGCTGAAGGCGAAACGCTAATGGACATTACTAAGAATAAAAACATGCCAAGCTATCGAACCATTACCCGAACTGTCCAGGCAGATGACATCATCTGGGAAATGTATCGCAAAGCAAAAATCTTGCAGTCCGAATGGTACACAGACCGACTAAACGCTCTCGCTATGGAAGAGCTGCCACAAGTCGATGACCCTCGAACACTCAACGCAGAAGTGCAACGGCGCCGACTCGAGATCGATACGCTTAAATGGACAACAGCCAGGAACCAGCCGTTCGGTATCCGCGATAAGAAAGAAGATCAGCCACAAGCGCAGACGTTTACAATATCCTGGGCTGGAGGCGACACGGCAGTTAGCGGGGACGAAGAGGATGTGCTGCACTAGGGGAAAGTACGACCGAACAAAGGCTCTGTGTGACCTATCTACGCGCGCGAGCCCAGTGATATGCAGAAATTGCATGGCACAAATTGGGCAAAGATCTATGCGTTTATTGCATACCGAGTTAAGTCATTGTTTTTGCTGCACATTAGATTCCGATAATATATATTATGTTAACTATCGCATCATTTTTGCCGGATGCCGACCCCCCACCCCCCCAAAAACCGCGCGCCGATCCTTACCATGTAATATACCTGCTAAGATGTGCCCGTGACACTGCCTTTGAACCAGGCCCAGGTTGCTGCTATAAATCACATCTCGGAGCTACGGAGGGGCATCACGGATAGCGAAAGCGCTTCTGAGCAGTTAGAGTGCGCTGTATTGCTAATTGATGTATATGAGGCTATCCTAGAGGCTAACGGCATATTGATCTATGAGGACCAAGAGAAGGTTATTGAGCATTGACGCATATTGAGATCCCTTATGAGCCCAGGCCGTTACAGATGTCTTTACATAATGAGATGCAAGAGAAGCGGTGGGGAGTTGTTGTATGTCATCGAAGGTTTGGCAAGACTGTTTGGGCTATTAATCATATATTGCGGCATGCGTTGCTTTCTGGAAAGGCTAACCCCCGGTATGCTTATATGGCGCCCACCTATCGCCAGGCGAAGAATGTAGCCTGGGATTATATAAAACATTTCGCTGGTGGCATACCGAATGTGCGGTTTCACGAGACTGAATTGCGGTGTGATTTACCTACTGGTGGTAGGATTAGTTTACTTGGTGCTGAGAACCCTGATAGTTTACGTGGTATATATTTGGATGGGTGTGTCATGGATGAGGTTGCTGACATGCCGGAGAATGTGTTTCCAGAGGTTTTACGCCCGGCACTTTCAGATCGTAAGGGTTTTTGTATTTTCGTTGGCACCCCGAAGGGGGCGAATGCTTTTTATGATTATTATGAACAGGCGGTTTCGGATGATGGGTGGCTTGCGGCGGTATATAAGGCCAGTGAGACTGATATTCTTGATAAAGAGGAATTGGAAGCGGCGCAGTCTATGATGACGCATGATCAGTACATGCAAGAATTTGAGTGTTCCTGGAATGCGAATGTTCCTGGATCTATATACGGACAGGAGCTCGAGGATGCTACGGGTGAGGGGCGTGTAACAAAAGTTCCTTATGACCCTACGGCGAAGGTAGACACCTGGTGGGATCTTGGGATTGGCGATAGTACGAGCGTAATTTTTACACAGACTATCGGAAGGGCCGTACATGTGATAGACTTCTATGAAAATAGGAACCAGGGTTTGCCACATTATTGTCAGATTTTAAATCAAAAGAATTATTTATACGGGACACACAACGCTCCGCATGATATAGAAGTTCGTGAATTGGGTAGTGGTAAGTCGCGCCGTGAGGTTGCCTGGGACTTAGGTTTGAATTTTCGTGTTGTTCCCAAGCTTCCTGTTGAGGATGGAATACATGCGGCGCAAATGCTGATACCTAAGATTTGGTTTGATCGTGAGAAGTCTAAACAGTTATTAGAATGTTTGCGGCAGTATCATAGATCGTACAATGACAAGACACGGACGTTTAGAGCAACGCCCGTACATGATTGGAGTAGTCACGCTGCTGATGCGTTTAGGTATTTGGCGGTTGGCATTAGAGAAACGGGGCCGACTATGAAGGCTCCACAAATGCAAGCGGTGATGGATTATGATCCGTTTGCGGCATAGGAGAAAGATATGGCCCCTTTAATTCCTGCATTGCTCGGCGCTGTCGCTGGTGGTGTTGCTACGAGTACAGTAGGCGGTGCTGTTGCTGGCGCCGTTGCTGGTAATGTTCTTGGCAATAAGAAAAAGAAAAAAGCGGCTACAACGCCAGCTCCCACTCCTCCACCTGTTATTGAGCCACCTGCTCCACCTCCCCCACCGCCACCGCCGCCACCTCCCCCGCCTCCCCCGTCTCCACCACCTGAGCCTGAGCCTGTTGGTGTTGGAAAAGGAACTACTAGCGCGTCTGGTGGTAAAGAAGAGGCAGTTGATATTGTCCAGGAGACAACTGGGGTTTCTGAAAGTGAAGCTAAAAAGGTTGCTGATGACATTGATAAAGGTAGAATTGAAACCACGCCGCCAAAAGTTGAGGTGAGCGAAATTGAAAAAATGACTGAAGAGTTAAAAAATACGGGTACTGTTTCCACAGCAAAAACAGAAACTGTTAAAAAAGAAGAAACGGCAAAAACAGATACTGCTGTTAAAGAGACTGCAAAAACAGATACTGCCATTAAAGATACAACAGCAAAAGAAACTTCTGGTAAATCTATAATTTCTTCTGGAACTAAAGATACGGCATCAGTTTCCGGCCCTGCTGCTGAAAAAGAAGCTCCAACTGCTTCTGCTGAAACTATTGAGAAAGTTCAGAGTTCGGCAGAGGCTGGTACAGCAAAAACGGCAATGCGAGGTCGCAGATCTCAGATTGCTACAACTGCTCAAGGGCTCTTAGCTCCAGCTAAAACACGCCGCCGCCGTTCTTTGATAGGCATGATTAGATGATGTATCGCCGCAATGTTGCTGGAGAAATGGGCGCTAAGTCATCACAACCTGCTAAACGCCGGGCTGATATGACTGTGGATCCTCTCGAGCGATTAAATCAAAAGATGGCTGGACGTATGAAAGGCGGCGCTGTAGAGGGCAAAAATAAAAAAAAGCGTTCATTAATGAATAGTATTGGAGTAATGTAATGGTACAAGTAAACCCGCTCGTTGCGCAGCTAGACCGTAGATATAAAACTCTACAAACCCAAAGATCTAACTGGGAAAAGCATTGGCAAGAACTTGCGGATTACATGTTGCCGCGCAAAGCTGATATTACAAAACAGCGAAGCCAGGGTGATAAAAGAACGGAATTAATATACGATGGAACGGCTATTCATGCGGTCGAGCTTTTATCTTCTTCGTTGCACGGCATGCTTACGTCACCT